GGAGCACAAGGTGGTACTAATACTGGCGCACAAGGTGCACAAGGTGCTCAAGGTGGCACTAATGCTGGAGCAGCAGGTGATACTGGTGCACAAGGTGATACTGGTAACGCAGGAAATACAGGCCCTCAAGGTGCACAAGGTGCCAGTGGATTAAGTGGTGCTACTGGGGTTGTAGGGGCATCACCAACAGGTAATGTTGGTAACCAAGGCGCACAAGGTGCACAAGGTTCATCCGGTATTGCCGGTGATGTAGGTTCAGAAGGTTCAGGCGGCCATAGCGGCGCACAAGGTGCACAAGGTAATAGTGGTGCACAAGGTGCTCAAGGTATGACATTTCAAGGAGACCAAGGCGCTCAAGGAGCACAAGGTGGTACTAATGATGGAGCAGCAGGTGATACTGGTGCACAAGGTGATACTGGTCACGCAGGAAATACAGGCGAACAAGGTGAACAAGGTTCAGTTGGGCATATTGGTGATGTAGGTGATGCGGGTAACCAAGGTCATATAGGGCCTGCATTATATTCTCCAGGTTATTATACAGGTGCTACTGGGCACGGAGCACCAACAGGTGATGTAGGTGCTGTTGGTCATACTGGAAACATAGGTTTAGTAGGTAGCGATGGTGCACAAGGTGCTCAAGGTATGACATTTCAAGGAGACCAAGGCGCTCAAGGAGCACAAGGTGGTACTAATGATGGAGCAGCAGGTGATACTGGTGCACAAGGTGATACTGGTCACATAGCCTCAACGGGTGAGCCAGGGTATCTTGGACACGGTGGATTAGCCGGTAACGATGGTCATATTGGACCTATATCAAATGGAGCAGCTGGTGCTGATGGCGCAGCCCTTACTGGTGGGTATTTTAGTTGGGATAATACTAATCTACAAATGAAATTCTATAATACATCAACTGGTGAAACCTATTTCGTAGAATTATATTACTCAGGTAGTGGATATTAGAATAATTAACTTTTATAATACTATTTATACTAAATAAAAAGTTACAAGATATATGTATAGTTTCAACAGGTCATCACTTTTTGAAGATGTAAATTATGACAACTACTATTGGTTTGAAAATGGATTTACTGCCGATGAATTATCGGATATAGAAGAATTAACCAAAACAATTGAATTCCAAACTGCAAATGTAGGTCAACATAACGCAGTTACAAGTGACCATCGTAAATCTAAAATAAAATGGTGTCCTCAGACTGATAGTTTTAAATGGGTTTACGATAAACTCCAAAATATGATTTTTGAAGCAAATGAGATGATGTGGAAAATGAACATCACTCATATGAGAGAGGAAATTCAATATACTGAGTATTACGATAATAACTCAGGTGGTTATGAGTGGCATATGGATTGTGGTAAAGGTATCCAAAACCAACGTAAAATATCAGTAACAGTTCAACTTTCAGACCCGGATGAATATGAAGGTGGTGATTTAGAATTTAATATTGGTAAAGAAATAACAGCACCTCGTGGTAAAGGTAATGTTGTAATATTCCCATCATTTTTCTTACATAGAGTAACACCAGTAACTAAAGGCACACGAAAATCGTTTGTATTATGGGTTGGTGGTGAACCATATAGATAAAAGTTTATGAAAACAAGTTTACCTACTGCATTAGTTTTTGGTTTTGACCAAATCGGAGAGGTTACACTACAATCAGATGTGTATTTCGAGGAAGGTCTGATAGAAGATGTAAATTTAATATGTTATGATTCTACAAATAAAATACATCATCTAATCTCGAAGCATACTCCTGACATAATTATAACAATTGGTAGTAAATTTAAAGACATTGACCTACTTGGACAGCGAGTGTGGGAAACTAAACACCTTCACTATGACATACAACCTGCTAGTAATATTATAGCAAATGATATTGTATGTCAATCTACATTTTGGGCATGTAATTCATACGATTTAGTATACAAAAACGAAGACACGCCACTAATTTCAGTATTTACACCAACATATCAGACTGGTGAACGTATTTTTAGAACATATGAGTCATTAAAATCGCAAACATATCAAAATTGGGAGTGGGTTATTGTAGATGATTCGCCATTTGATGATTTTAGAACATTTGAATTTATAAAAATGTTATCAGATAGTGACAATCGTATAAAATATTACAAAATTACACCAACGTCAGGTGGTAATATTGGTGAGGTTAAATATAGAGCCGCAATGATGTGTAGTGGTCGTTGGTTAGTTGAACTTGACCACGATGATTGTCTTATGCCAACTGCACTTAACGACATTTTAAATGCATCTAAACAATATCCTGGTTCTGGATTTATATATTCCGATTGTTGTGAGTTATATGATGATGGGGAGATGCGTCAATACGGATATATTGGTAACGATTGGTATGCACATCCTGATAATAAGTTTAATTGGGGGTATGCTGGTCATACTTGGGAAACACATTACGGAAATGATTATCTCGTACACCATTATCAAGAGATAAATCCCAAAACTATCAGATTTAACATAGGAATGCCAAACCATTTAAGAGCATGGCGGTCTGATGTATATCGTAAAATCGGTGGACATAACAGAAATGTATCAGTTGCAGACGACTTTGAACTTATTGTACGAACATTCTTAGAAACTAAGTTTACTCACATAAAAAAAATGTTGTATCTTCAATATAATAATAGAAATTCAACTGTGGATAATAATGCTACTGATATAAATCGTAGAGCTAGACTTATAAAGGATGCATATGATTTAAAAATACATAATCGTATCCAAGAGTTAGGTTATGAGGATTGGAATTGGGATTACGAAACAAAATCATCCTATAAATTTCAAAACGGACAAAAAAATCTAAGATATGGTGACAATGAGGTTGTCTTAAACTATATCGTTGAGTGAAACCTTTAATACCATACTATTTATATAAGACTAATAGTATTTAGGAGTATAAATGGCAGTAAACATCCCAATTTGGCCAGGTTCAGGTTCATTTTCAAGTGGTTCATCAACTCCTTTCGGATTTTTTGATTCTGATTCAAAATTCAGAAGTGATGCTCCGAAAGTTGCAGAGTGGTGTGCTAAAAGATTGGGTTACCCAATCGTTGATGTTGAACTTCAAGACATTAACTTCTTCGCATGTTTGGAAGAAGCGGTAAACGAATATTCCTCTCAAGTAAATCAGTATAGAGCAAAAGAGAATTTGTTATCACTACAAGGTTCATCATTAGATTTGGATTTATCAAATACGAATATGAATGCTAATATGCAGAACTTTGTAAATATCGCAAAGGATTATGGGACTGAAGCACTTAGTGGTGGTAAAGTAACAGTTTATACTGGGTCATTCGAGATGGTATCAGGTCAGCAAATATATGACTTGGGTGATAATAGTAAAGTAACCCTCGAAAGTGGGTCAGTATCAAATGGTGTAACACTTCGTAGAGTATATCATACCCAACCACCTGCAATCATTAGATACTTTGACCCATTTGTGGGTACAGGTCTTGGTTCACAACAAATGATGCAAACTTTTGGTTGGGGTAATTATTCACCAGGTGTATCGTTTATGATGCAACCAATGTTTGATGACCTTTTAAGACTACAAGCAATCGAATTCAATGATAAGATTCGTAAATCATCATATGGGTTTCACGTTGATGGTCAACGTATCAGACTATATCCAATTCCAAGTGGAAATGATACTGGGACTAAGGTGTATTTTGATTATACATTAGATAGTGAGGTAAATTCACCAATAGCTGCATCAAACGTGGTAAGTGATTTGTCAAACGCACCATTTGGTAGACTGACATATACAAATATCAACTCAGCAGGAAAACAATGGATAGCACGATATGCATTAGCACTCGCAAAAGAGATGTTAGGGGCAGTTAGAGCAAAATTCTCATCAATCCCAATACCAGGTGCTGATGTAACACTTGACGGGTCTGACCTTCGTAATGAGGCATCCGCTGAAAAAGAATCATTGTTAACTCAATTGACTGAAATGTTAGAATCAACATCTCGTAGGTCATTGATGGAAGCAAGAAAAGAAGAGAGTGAGTTTTTAGAAGAAACTCTTAATAGAGTTCCACGACCAATTTTTATAGGGTAACCAAATGGCACTATTCGGTGGACAAAGAGATATGTCGTTGTTTAATAAAGTAAACAAGGAACTTATCAATGACATTATAGATACGGAAATCTATTACTATCAAGTTGCTTTAACTGATACAAAGTCAAATTTGTATGGTGAGGGTAAGGATAAAGTATTTCACCAACCAATCAAGATTGCTTGTTTAATCGAGAGGGGCCAGTCCACGCAAATCTCCGATGATTTTGGACAATCATACTCTCGTGAGGTACAATTTAGATTTCTTCGAGACACTTTGGTTGATAAGAGTCTTGTACCCGAAGTTGGTGATATAATTCAATGGAATGGTGAATACCACTTAATAGACGCACAATATTCATATCAATATGTAGCAGGTAAGAATCCTGATACGTGGGATGGTGGTGATTCACAAGGTCTAAATGTATCTATTATATGTGATGCACACGTTACTCGACAAACATCTATCAAATTGTTAGATACTTATAAGGGTAACTCACGACAAAATGATAACGAAGTACCATTAGGACTATAAGATGGCAATTAAGTATAGAAATACCGATACATCAAAACCAAATCTTACTCAAACCGAGTCTTCTACATCACAAGACCCAAAATTGAATAAGGCAAAGCAAGTCCGTAGAGACCAAGACAATGTAAAGAACATTTCAGTTGGTATTTATGATGTAGATACTGCATTCAAGAACTTTTTGGAGAAAGATGTAAAACCTACTATCGAGGATGATGGTAGATTCTACCCAGTACCAGTAATGTACGCATCTCCAGAGAAATGGATATCGGCTCAACGTGATGGGTTTATGAAAGATGATAATGGTATGATTTTAACGCCAGTTATCTCGTTTAAAAGAAACAATCTTTCAATCAACACCGATTTAGCTAAGTTAAAGGTAGCACAAAACGAAGATGCTCACCAAATGTTTGAAAGAACGTATACAAAAACAAATAGATACGACCAATTCTCAGTTTTAACTGGGCAATCTCCGAAAAAAGAATATATGTCGGTTGAAAGACCGGATTATGTAAACTTAGAATACGAAGTAGTCGTTTGGTGTGATTATATGGAGCAGGTAAACAAGATTGTTGAACAAATCGTGTTTTTCCAAGGTCGTTCGTTTGGTGATAGATACAAATTCGTAATTAAAGGTGATTCTTACGCATTTGAAACCATTTCAGAGATGGGGCAAGATAGAATCACCAAAGCAAGTATAAATCTGACAGCAAAAGCATATATTGTTCCAGAATATGCAGCTGTAACTAATAATACCAAGAGAAGAATCTCAATTGGTAAGGTATCTTGGGGTGAAAGTCGAAAATTAGGTGGAAATGAATCCCACCCAATCATAGGTAATGAATAATTTTTACATATTTATATAGTAGAACATTAATAAGACAAAGTTATGGAAGAAAAGACAGTAATCCAATTCACTCAAGAAGAAGTGAGTAAGATTCAAGAGTTTCAACAAAAGGTAATAACCACCAATACACGAATTGGTGAAATCGAACTACAAATCCATGGATTAGAAAAAGAGTTCCAATCGTTAAAAAACGAGAAACAATCGTTAATCGATGGATACACTAATCTAAGACAGCAAGAATTGGAATTGAGTGTAGAATTGAAAGAAAAATATGGTGAGGGAACTTACGATATTAACACAAATCAGTTCACACCTAACAAATAAGTAGTCGTTTCCCACATTTTTGGTGTATTTATTATAAGGAAAACCAAATTTTAGAATTTAGGAGAAAATAATGGCTGAAAGAATTGTAAGTCCTGGCGTTTTTACGAGAGAAAAAGACCTTTCATTCTTACCTGTGGGTATCGGTGAGATTGGTGCTGCTCTTATCGGGCAATCAATCAAAGGACCTGCTTTCGTTCCAACGAAAGTAGAATCGTTTAACGAATTCCAACAAAAGTTTGGTGGTCTTACTGAAGATTCATATCTTCCGTATACCGCTCAATCTTATTTAGAAGAAGCAGGTACTGCTACTATCGTAAGAGTATTAGGACAAAGTGGATATACTGCTAAACCATTAGCATTGGTGATGTCTTCATCAGCAGGTGAGTTCGTGGGCGCTGTATTACACCCAACTACTACATTAGGTACTGGTGATTTTGATGATACTACTATTACTGGTGTAAGTGCTTCTGCATTCTTACTAACTCTAAGTGGTAGTTTAGTATCAAGTGGTAGTAATGCAAATGTTAATTCAGCATCACTCGACTCCGCAGACGCTAATTATATTACTAAGTTATATGGTTACGCTCCTAAGTCATCTAAAGATGCATATACACTCTTAAACTTTGGTACATTCCAATCACAATCACTTGCTACTGGTGAAGTTCCAACTGTGGCACTTTCTCAAGTAGATGTTGATTACACTAACGCATACCAAGAAGCAAGTACTCCATTTATTAAATCACAAAAGGTTGCGGGTACTGCAGTTAATTTATTCAAATTCCATACATTATCTCACGGTAACTCAACTAACTACGAATTTAAAGTAGGTATTAGTAATATCAAACCAGCATCTGAGGTGCCAGGTTCTGAATATGGTACATTTAGTGTTGTAGTACGTAGAGTAGATACTGGTAAGATTCCTAATTCAATCTTTGGTCAAGGTGTTCAAGATTCTGATGTTAGACCTAATATTGTTGAAGAATTCCAAGGTGTAAACCTCGACCCTAACTCACCAAACTACATCAAGAGAGTAATTGGTGACAAATACATTACAGTTGATTCAAATGGTAAATTGACTTCGAATGGTGATTATCCTAACGCATCTGCTCATATCAGAGTATCGGTTACCGATGATGTAGACGCTGGGTCAATTGATTCAACACTCGTACCATTCGGATTTGGTAAATTAACGTCACCATTACATTCAACTTACAATCTACCATCACCAACGTACAATGTATCACAATCGATTTCAAATGAATATAACAAAAGAGCATTCTTAGGTTACTCATTCAATTTCGTAACAAGTGATAACTTGAACTTCCTACAACCACTACCAAAAACAAATACTGAAACAGTTGGTTCTGACTTTGATTTGGCAACGTGTCATTCAAATGGGTCTACTATTACATTAACGTCTGATATAGACGCTAAGAAATTCTTAGTTCCATTCCAAGGTGGTTTTGATGGATACGAACCAAATAGAGTAGTAAACAATGGTTCTGCTATTGTTGCTGGAAACTCACAAGGATTCGACTTATCATCAGCTACCGCTGCTGGTACTGTTGCATATAGAAAAGCTATCAACGCAATCTCTAATCCAGATGAGTTCGATATCAATATGATTGCTCTACCAGGTGTTATCAATAGACTACACTCTTCAGTAAGTACATTCGCTAAAGATATGTGTGAAGATAGATTGGATTGTTTCTATGTGATGGATGCTGGCGGTTACTCTGACTCTATTACAACTGTTAAAAATTCATTGACTTCATTTGACTCAAACTATGTGGCAACTTACCACCCATGGGTTAAGATACTTGATACTGATAAGAATAAGCCAGTCTGGGTTCCGCCAAGTGTTGTTCTACCAGGCGTTATCGCATTCAATGACTCGGTTGCTGCTGAATGGTACGCTCCCGCAGGTTTGAATCGTGGTGGTCTTCCAAACGTAATCGAAGTTAAGACACGTCTTACTCACGATGAGAGAGACTCGTTATACGAAGGTCGAATCAACCCTATCGCAACGTTCCCAGGACAAGGTGCTACGGTATTCGGTCAAAAGACACTACAAGCAAAACCATCTGCATTGGATAGAATCAATGTAAGAAGATTGTTAATCGCAGTTAAGAAATACATCGCATCTTCAACAAGATATTTGGTATTCGAAAACAATACTGCTGCAACAAGAAATAGATTCCTATCAATTGTAAACCCATACTTGGAATCAATCCAACAAAGAAATGGTTTGTACGCATTTAAAGTGGTGATGGATGATACCAACAACACTCCAGATGTAATTGATAGAAATATTATGGTAGGGGAAATTTACTTACAACCAACGAAGACTGCTGAATTCATTGTACTTGACTTCAACATCCTTCCAACTGGCGCTGCATTCCCTGAGGCATAATTGTAAATTTAGACTATTTATTAGAAAGATAATAGGAGATTATAAATGGCACAGCTATTAGACCCAAATGAAATTATGTTCACCAACTTCGAACCGAAGATGTCAAATCGGTTCATTATGTATATCGAAGGAATTCCTGCATACTTGGTGAAAACCGCTGCAAGACCTGAGATTAATAATGGTAAGGTGACTATCGACCATATCAACACACGTAGATATGTAAAAGGTCGTTCTGAATGGCAAGATTTGTCAGTAACCTTGTATGACCCAGTAGTACCATCGGCTGCACAAGCAGTAATGGAGTGGGTAAGATTACACCACGAATCAGTAACTGGTCGTGATGGTTATTCTGACTTCTACAAAAAAGATATCGTATTCAACAGTTTGGGTCCTGTTGGTGATAAAGTAGAAGAGTGGACACTAAAAGGTGCATTTGTACAAAGTGCTAATTTCTCTGATATGGATTATAGTGGTGAAGATTTGGCAACTGTTGAAATGACATTGACTTACGATTACGCTATCTTACAATACTAAATTAAGGATTGTTTTAATTACAAAATAACTATTGATAACCCTCACCTATTGGTGGGGGTTTTTATTTTTAAATAAATACTTATATAAGGTTAACCAAAATAAAGGAGAAAATATGGCAATACAAGTTGTAAAACAAATTGCAGACAATGTGGTTGTTTATGTAAACGGCGGCACAATCGTAGACTCATCTACTGAAAATCACTTTACATTTCAAGAAGCTGTTGAAAGTTGGGGAATTGACTCGGATGGTTGGGATAAATCTAAATTTACCCACGAAACTCTTGAAGATGATTTCACATTCCCAGCAAACTTTGAGTGTTATGGATTTACTATCGTGGATGGTACTATGGCTGAGGTTACTGAATAGAAACTTTACCATTAAAACAAAAGAAACCCTCACCAATGGTGGGGGTTTTTGTATTATAAATGTTCGTGTTACATACTTATATATGGTTAACCAATAAGTAACAAGGAAAAGTTATGACAGATTTACAAGATGATTACAAAATGTCAGATGCTGAGTTAGCTGCTCAGATTAGACAACAACACGAAGTGAAACAAGTAAGTGATTACAAGTTTCCAACTGAAATTATCGAACTACCATCACGTGGTTTGATTTACTCAAAAGACAATCCACTTTCAAGTGGTAAAATTGAAATGAAGTATATGACTGCAAAGGAAGAGGATATCCTCACCACTCAGTCGTATATCAAAGATGGTTCAGTACTTGACCGATTATTCCAATCTCTTATTATATCAAATGGTGAAGGTCAGCCTATTAAGTATGTAGACTTGGTAACTGGTGACAAAAATGCTATTATGATTGCTGCAAGAGTATTGGGGTATGGTAAAGATTATGAAGTAGAGATTGATGACCCATATAGTGGTAATAAACAAAAAGAAAATATCGACCTTACTCAGTTTGAGAACAAGGATTATGATGGGTCTACACAATTAGAACCTAATAAAAATGAGTTTGAATTTACACTACCACGTTCTCAAAGAAAAATTACTTTTATGGCAATGACTGAAAGTAAAGAACGTAAAGTAAAACACCAAGTTGAAGAATTAAAGAAAGCAAATCGTAAGTTGAAAGATGCTACATCAAGAGAACTGACTACACGATTGAAAAATATGATTCTATCAGTTGATGGTGACTCAGAACAAAAAACAATTAATCATTTCGTTGATAACGAACTATTTGCAGTAGACTCAAAGGCCCTCCGAGCATACATCAACAAAGTAATTCCTGATATAGACTTAACATGGGAATTTGTTTCGGAGGAGACCGGGGAAGGGAGGGGGATGCAACTGCCGATGGACGCGTCCTTTTTTTGGCCTGAGTCCTAACTACCGACAGTATCTACACGCACACATTTTCGACTTGATTTACCACGGAAATGGTGGATTCACATTTTCAGATGTCTACAATATGCCGGTTTGGGCAAGAAAGTTTTATATCAATAAAATTATCGAATTCAAACAAGAGGAGAAGAAAGCAAACGACAAAGAAGCTGCTAAAATCAAGGCAAAGACAAGAAAGTAAGGAAGACCCAACTTAAAGTTGGGTTTTTCTATATTTATTACTATATGGAGATTATATGAAATCAATCAAAAAATCAGAACTTACTGAATTATTAAAATCAAAGGGACTTAGTGAGGGTTTCATTGATAGAATTTTTAATAGAGTAAAGGTAGCTAAGAAAAAGTCCGAATTGAAAGATTTACAACGTGAGTTGGAGAAATTAGAAAATGACCCCGAATTCAAATCTATCTTAAAGAAGTATAATATCAAACAAGTATACTAATAGGTGGACTTATAAATGGCCGATAATCAAGAACGTATAAATCAGATAAAGCAGGAAGATGCAATTCAACGGAATCTATCTAAGATTCTACAAGAACGCATTACTAAGACTGGTGAACTCACTAAAGCTCAAAAAGAGTTAGTTGAGAGTACATCTGGTGTACAGGACCTCGAAGCTAAAATATTATCAGTTCAAGAGGAAAAAGAGAAAGTCCTAAATAAAGTAGCGAAATTTAATAGACAAGCTGATAAAGACTTATTATCACATCTCGACACAGTTGAGGCATACTTGGAAACTGAAAAACAAATAAAGGATAATAAACAAAAGCAAAAGGATGTTCAAAAGGAATTGACTGATGAGATAAAATCATCATTAGGTTATTCTTCAGAATTAGCAGATTTATTTGCAGCAGGTGGTGTAATGGCACTTGGTGCTAAAGCATTCGTATCAGCAGTTGAGAATATAAAAGCAGGATTTAGTGAAACCGCAACTCAGGCTACTGACTTATATAAAAGTCTTGGGGTTTCTGCTGGAGAAGCAGCAGGTCTTGCTGGTGATATGCAATTAGCCGCATCTACCTCATTATTATACGATATGAACGATATGGCTTCTGCCGCAGGTGCACTATCCGATAGATTTAACACTACTCAACATATTACACGTGATATGATGAAAGATGTCGCAGCTATTACATCACTAACTGGTGATGCTGCATCCGCAACCGATTTAGCAGTAGCATTTGAAAACGCAGGTGCTGATGCTGGTAATCTAACATCCGAGATTAAAGACATCGCCCAAGGTGTGGGTGTCAATGCATCAGCAGTGATGAAAGATATGGCAGATAATCAACATATGATGTTGGGTATGTCAAAAGAAGAAATTAAAGTATTAGCACAAAAGTCAGCAGAACTTGCCAAACAAGGCTTGTCTATCTCCAAGATGAGAGGTATGTCTGATAATATGTTAAATATTGAAAGTTCACTACGTGCTGAAATGAAAGCAAGGCAAATGGGTCTTGGTGATATGTTGGGTGATACTGAGGCAATGAGAAACGCTGCATTTGAAATCCAATATGGTGATGCTGAAAAGGGTGCTGCAATGATGGCTCAATCTATAAAGGATGCTGGACTTAGTACCGAAAAGCTTGGTAGTATGGGGTATAAACAACAACAAATGCTAGCAGATGCATATGGTATGTCATCGGATGAGTTAATGAAGATGGTTCAAACCCAAGAGCAGAATGCAGACCTCACTCAAAAATACGGAGATTTCATGGGTGGTCTCGTTGGCGGTGCTAAGGCATTTGCTGGAACGGCAGTTGGTGGCTTTAAGACTATGGGTATCGAACTTGCCAAGTTGATAGGGCAATACGCAGTAATGAATATGATGCAAGGTAAGGGTGGTAAACTCGGAATGGGTAACCTAATGCCAGGTGGTAAGGGTGGTAAGGGTGGTTCTTCTGGTGGTGGTTCTCCCGAAACGCCAAAAGGTAGTGGTAAAGGATTGGGTAATATAACCAAAGCCATATCTGGAATTGACGCTAAAAAATTAATGGCCGGTGGTGCTGCACTTGTACTTGTAGCCGCATCGGTGTTTGTATTTGCTAAGGCAGTTCAAGAATTTATGAATGTTTCTTGGGAC